AATAACTCATTTTTAATATATATATATATATTATATCGTATTATTTATTTTTAAGTTGTTTTTTTGCAATCAAACAAATCTAAGAAATAGTAAAAAATGGTTTTTATACTTTTTACTTGTTGTTCTGAATATATTTTTCTTGTGTTGTAGACAAACAAATTCTATTTTTTGCTTTATTTATTGCATTTTCGTATTCTGATATTTTTTTTTCTATTTCTTTCCTTTCATTGTTTCTTTTTTCTGTTGTTTCTTTGTAATAAATTATAACATCTGGTTTATTAATAGGTTCACCATAATGATAGGAAGATAAAATATTGTCTAAATTTTTAGTATAAAATTCTTTTAATTCGGGGTCTTTTATAAAATCATCTACATTCAAATTAGAAATTTGTCCACAAGTGTTTGCTCCTGATTTAATCAATTCGTTTTTATCAAAAGAATTATGAATATGACGAAAAACCAAAATACATTTACGCGAATCCATTTGAATAAGAGGAATTGCATAATTTTTTAAAAAAATCTTTTCTTCGGACAAACAATCATCTTCAGCATATTTTGTTTGTTCCAACAATTCTTTTCGAAAGGCAAAAGTTGCTGCAGTACTGTGATTGGTTCTATAGGGTCCAAATGAATACATTGTTTTAATATCTTTATAATAAATATGCATTAAACTTGAACCTGCAATTAAATATTCGGGATTATTTAAAAGTGTTTCGACCGCATGATTAACTCTTTCTGGTGGATAATAGTCATCATCATCAAAATAAACAATAATATCACCCGTGCATTTTTCATTTAATATATTCCTCTTTTTACTTAATTTTATTTTGTTATGGAATTGAAAGTATTTTACATAAGGCAAATGAATAACTAAATTTTCAATTTTATCAGTTCCATCATCAATAATGACCCATTCAATTTTATCTATTGGATATGTTTGATGTTCAATGCATTTTATTAAATAAGGGATAAATGGTCTCCTATTAAAGGTCACTGTAGCAATACTAACAAATGGCAGATTATTGTTGTTTAACATATATACCAAAATATATCATATTATTTTTAAGTAAATAATTTTATTATTATTTCATATTTTTATAATCTTTTAAATTTTTTATATTTCTTCCCCCTAATTGTTTATTTTGTATGGGTATTTCATTATTTGTAACTTGTTGTTGTGAAACATTGGGGGTTTCGTTGGTTGGTGTTGGTTGTTTGATTGTTTGTTTGATTGGTGGTGTTTTTTGTTGTGAAACATTGGAGGTTTCGTTGATTGGTGTTGGTTGTTTGATTGTTTGATTGATGGGTGGTGGTGTTGGTTGTTTGATTGTTTGATTGTCAGTTGGTGTTTTTTGTTGTGAAACATTGGAGGTTTCAATGGGTGGTGTTGATTGTTTGTTTGTTTGGTTAATATTTGGTGTTTTTTGAATAGAGGGTTCTTGTAGTATTATTTCAGAAATAACCTTTGCTTGTTTAGGTTGCATATTCATTCCTTCAGTCAATGTGGTATCTGTATCTTTATTATATATGTATGATTTAAAAACACTTGTAAAAATCAATATCAATACAACAGCAAGAATAAATGGAGAAGCATAATTATTCCCCAAATTATTTATAACATTGCTAAAAAGATTGTAAACAAAAAGCATAATAATAACTTGAGATTCATAATGAAAAATTGATTTTATAAAGTAAAAGAAATCAAAAATTTTCTTAGATGGTTCATTTGTACCATTTTTACTTGTGGTTACAATTTTGCCTTTATTGTTTAAACAAAAATAAATATTTTGGAAAAAAGTATATACGGACAAACAAAAGATAATTGGAAAAAGAAAACACAACAATGTTATAAAAACTACATTTCGTATTGTTCCAATCATTAAAAAACCATTAAAAGCATTGTTGGCATCATATTTCCATACAGAAGGATTTTCTCCTGTTTTATCATTATTTTGTGGCCATCTTGAATACCAAATATAAACAAGATTTACAATAACATTGTAAAATATAATAGCCATATTTAATAAAAATGTAACGGGTAATAACATTGAACTTGAAAAATAAAATAAAATTAACAATATGCTTTCTGAAAACATACTGTTTAAAAAATTAAATAAATAATTATAAATATAAAAATTTTGAGTTATAGAAGAACCAAGAACTTTATAAAAAAATAAACTTATATAATCAAACCCTGTATTTGGCAATTCTTCATTGGTTATTGTTTTTTCTCCACTGTCGTTTTTTATTTCTTTGAATTTTTTTATATCAATATTATCTTCCAGTTTTTTTTTCCAGCTTGAAAAAAATTTAAAAATTGTATTTAAATTATCAAAAATAACTTTTGTTGAATATGTTTGTTTGGGTTCTCCAAACCCCAGACCAAATTTTCCAAAAAATCCATCATATTCTTTTATAATATTAACATCAACTAAAATAGGTTCTGGGTTTTTTTCTAAATCGGTAAAAGGAGAATATTTTAAACTATCAACTAAGACATTTGCCTGTGCAACCTTACACAAATAAATAAACCCCGAAGAAACAATAATAGAAATAAACAACCCAATTACAATATAAATAATATTAACAGTAAATGTTTTATAGTCCGGTGTTTGTGTTGTTTCGCCAGAATTTGTTTTTTTAACGGTTTCAATATAAGACGAACTATTGTTTGTTGAAGTACTCATTATTATAAATAAACATAATATTATAAGGATTGAAACAACTAAATAAAAAAGTATTTATTTATATGTATATGAAAAAAATAATTTGGCAATTGTCATTTCTTAGTATATTTTTTTTTATTTTATTAATATTTTGGGGTAACTTTTTAATACAAAATAATTTTATTAGGAGGAATAGTTTTAAGGAAAACTTTGATTTTTATCCAAATTATAACAATTGGAAAAATTATGATATACAACAAAAATTTTCAAGAACAGTTGATTTACCAATTAACACAAATTATGATTGCCAAAATATGTGTACATCTCAAAGTAAATGTTATATAACAAAAGGATTAAATTGCACAAGTGATGCTGATTGTCCAGGTTGTTTACCAGTTTACAAAGAACCTAAATATAAAAATAAAAACATCAAAGGACAAGATGGTGCTGGAAAATATGGATTTTACCAACCTCAATTTTCAATATTAACAAAAGATATTGGAACACAAGCAAAAATATATTCAACACCATTTTCAAAAACAAATTTAGGGTTTGATTTTTGGAAAGGTTCAAGTGATTTTTCGGTTTCAGAAAAACCTGTAGCATCCAATGCTTATTTAAGTAGCCCATAAAAGTGCAGCATTTCCTGAAATAAATGTAACAATATTAACCCGTTCTTCAAAAACATGTAAATCAAAAGTGTATTGATATATTTGCCAATTTGATTTATTAATTCCAATAATTTCTCCTGTATTTGAATCACAAATGGATAAACTTTGAGCTAATAAATTAAGAGGTGGCGTTATTGTTGTGAATTCAAATTCAATATTGTTGAATCTTGATAAATTCATTGCACCACTTGGATTGACAAGTTTAACATCCGTGTTTAAACAAAAATTATAACAATACAACCCAGGAGGAGCAAAAGAATTCGTTCGAACATATTTTTCAATATAATTGTATATTCCAGCAGGTTGAATATTTTCCCGATAAGAACCATCTAATAGAATACCTAAATCAATAAGGATACTTTCAACATTTCCAGTATTGTATAAACTTGTTGTATATAAATTTGTTAAAGTTCCATCTAAATTAATACCAGGTCCTATGTTGCTTGTTGTTAAAGAATTAGAAAAGAAAAACGGTTCTGAACCATTAAAGGGTGCTGGACAAATATAACAGGGAGTGGAACTATTATAAGGAAAATTCGTATAATTGCTCCATTCGTTTCTTAGATTGGCATCGGATCTTTGAAAATAAAACATCCAGTTTTTTACCATTCCCAAAGATTGTAAATCAATAAGATATTCTTGTTGTTGACTTGCAAAAAGTCGTTGTTCGTCATTGGATAAAAAAGCATAAGTGCAATTTAAATGAATGTCGGCATTCCATATATCTCTTTTATCTATATAAGAATTAAAAGTTAAACTGGTATCAGGCGGAGGTTGCAAAAAACGATACATTTGCATAAGCGGTAAATTAAAGTTTGGGGCAACATAAGGATAATTATTATTGGGGTTATAAATATCTCTTATAACAAAAAGTTGATTTATGGGTCGAAAAGTAACATAAATATGCAACTCGTTGTATTGTAAGCTGACAAGAGGAAAGGCCAACAAAGAATTAAGAGTGAACCAAACATTCATGGGAATATAAATAGTTCTTCCAAGAATAGAAGGTTGTGGCCCAGTTGTATCAGGAGTAAAATAAGCATTTGGGTAATTCCCCCCATTAGAACCATAATTTGATGGATCAACAAATTGAGGTATATTTCCACTCATCGAATTGTATAAAGCTTTTTTTTGTCCTAGCCAATCTCGTTGAACTAAACTAAGAAGATAATCGCCGGAATATTGTGCAAGTTGTTGGTTTCCACAATTAATTGTAATTTTAGAAATCATCTTGGTTCCAATATTTTCAATCCATTTAAATTCATAGGGAATCCAAGATGAATTAATGTTTTCATCTTGAGGTGGTAAAACAGGAGACCAAATATTTGGTAAATTAACAGAAATGTATGTATCCATTAGAAGGTCAGCATATCTTAAAATTTTAAAATCAAATGTGGATTCTTCATTGAGTTTTAATGATTTACTTCCTTCAAAATCTAAACGAAATTTTTGAAGACCAAAGTTTGTATATTGAGCGTATCTAGATTTGAAAAACGATTTTTGGGGGTTTCCATTTAAAATAATATTCCCTTGACCTTGAGAAACCAATGACATTAAACCTCCAGCCATAGTATACTATATACTATTTTAGTTTTTTTAATATATTATTTATTTTATAATACTATTTTATTTTTTTTGGTATTTAATAGTATTTAATAGTATATTATTTTAATATAAATATATAGAAATGGAAAATATAACAAAATCACAACAACCAATTAGTAATGTGGATTTTCAAAAAATGTTTAAAAATATGAACGATAAAATTATTTCTTTAATATTAATTTCATTTACTTTAATTATATTAATAATTTTTATTTGTTATTGGTTAATATATATTAGAAATTTAAAATCAAACGAATGTTCTTTATTAAA